GATTCAAGGATTGGTGAATTGCCCATTGAATGGAATTGGTTGCCCGATGAGTTTGGTGCCAATCCTGATGCCAAGTTGCTGCATTACACTCTGGGTGCTCCATGTTTTGTTGAATACGCTACTACCCCGCAAGGTGATGAATGGCATCGAGAAAAAATACTAACAGAAAACTGCCAACAACGGCTGAGCCTCTGATCATGCCCTTGGCCTTGGTAGATCGCTGGCCGGACGCAAGATATTATGCCCAGGGCGAGACTTTGGAACAGGCATTGCGAGGCAATGTCACTGATGCCTTGCGTATACTGCGGGAACTGCGCACATTGAAAGTGAGTTTTTTGGCTCCCACCAGCAAACCCAATCAACGCCACAACAAAGACATCAGCACACAAATCCGCACCAGGGAAAAATGGTTAGATGATCTCATAAAATATTCAGACTACGCAGCCATGGTCATGGCTGCGTATCCCGAGTCCAAATTTCTTGAGCGTAGTAAATTCAACGACATTGCAGACACCATACAAGATCCCATCTTGGTGCGTGGCATAGTGTCCGGCCGTATCTGCGACTTCCAACGCAGTCGTGATCAAGATTTTTACTTCATGGAAACCGGATATTTTGGCAACTACCCTAGCCCAGTGAACCGCACTGGTCGTAAATTTTATCATCGCATAGTTCGCAACGCCATGCAGCATGATAAATTCTGGAGGGTGCCTGATGATCGATGGCGAACACTGACCTCGGGAGATCCCAAACTCGAATATCAAGGCTGGCGTAAATCCGGATCTTTTGTCTTGGTAGTGGTGCCCAGCGAAAAACCCTGCAAGTATTATGGTATAGATAGAACTCAATGGTTGAGTGATGTCATGACCACCTTGAAAGCACACACTGATCGTCCCATAGTGCTGCGACACAAAGGCAGCCGATGGAGCCGCACACAAAGCACCATATACGAACAGTTCGATCAATCCCCTTGGGCAGTAGTGACTTACAACAGCATCGCTGCCATAGAAGCCATAGCCTACGGCATACCAGCTTTTGCTTTGGCTCCCACAGCCGCTGCGGCTTTCTGTTTGGATGATTTAACACAGATAGAAAACCCGCTGAGACGCTCGGAGGATCTGGTGCAACAATGGTTATGGAGCTTGGCCTATGGTCAGTTCCATCACGATGAACTTATAAGTGGGTTGGCCTGGAAGACCGTACAGGATAACGAACGACGTGAACCGCTTGATCTTTAGAAGTTTTCTCAGCAGCCTACCGGCCAAGATCAATGGCCGCGAGAAGATTGATGCCTTGACCAATCTAGTGCAGGGTGCTCGTGCCTGTGGAGACGAAGCGGAGATCGTGCAAGGCCAGGCCTATCAACCCTGTGATGTGGGTGCGATCATTGGCAATGCGTTTGATGCCAACCCCAAAAAAACCACATTGCCCCATTATCGAGTGCGTAAAATGGTCATTGAAGAACAGACGCGCCGCAATCGTTATTGGCTCAGCATTGACAGCAATGTCTTTATCTACAAAAATGCCGAAAACCCACGGAAATATCTACGCTACAGTTTCAATGGCGTTTTTCCTGCCACTGGTATCTATTGCAACGACAATGCCGGGGACGATAACTGGAATAACCTACGTCGTGACTACAACATGGACCTGGCTCCTTGGCGCACCAAAGGCAAACACATACTCATCACACTACAACGTCCCATGGGCTGGAGTATGCGTGGATTGAATCTCATGCAATGGTTGGATACAACTTTTGCCACATTGAGGCAGCACACAGATAGGCCCATCAAACTGCGTTGGCATCCAGGAGATTGGAAAAATTTTCCCACTAATCTAGATCTATCAGCATACAATGTTAAGTTGAGCACTCCCGACACACACATCACGCAAGATCTCATTAACTGTTGGGCAGTGGTATGTCACAATTCAACACCGAGCTCAGTGGCTGTGATAGAAGGCATACCCGCTTTTATCACAGATGATCCAAGTTACTGCCAAGCCGGAGCAGTGGCCAACACTGATTTATCTAAGATAGAAAATCCCTGGATGCCAGATCGAGAATCTTGGATCCGAGCATTAGCACAATGCCATTGGAGTTTTGATGATGTAAGATCAGGACGCTGCTGGGCACACATGCGACAGTGGGTGAAACCTAGATAGGTTTCCTGCCCACAAACACATGATCAGCCCATTGACGACTACGGGCGTCGGGCGCTGATCGATCGATCCAATCTGCAATGACTTCTAACCCAGTTTCTTCTGCGATGCTGACAAAGGCGTCTTCCAGGAATCTCCAGCAATCCACAAGGTCATGTCTAGGACCTTCGCTGGGGGCAATGATTATGACCATGCATCCCGGACGCAGAACTCGAGTCATTTCAGCGACACTGCGGAACGGATTACGACAATGTTCCAACATCTGACCTGATACCACTAGATCAAAACTATCATTGGGGAAAGGCAATGTATAAGGCCCAGGCATGACGACATCCACACTGGGATGTTCGACGATGTCAGCCACCGTCCATTGTATACTTGGATGGTCTTCAAACAATCTAAGATAACTTTTGTGTGGGACATCGTGCAGTCCTCCTATGTCTATGACTTTGGCTTCGGGTAAGTCATAGATATAGCGTGCATGTGATTTTGCTTTGATCATGTTTTCTATGCTGCTAGGATGCATTGGGTACCTCTATACGATATTGTGTTCCATGGAAGTTTTCAAATTCAAAATGATTACGCGCTACAAATTCATCAACTGCTCGGCGCACACCGGGTTTGTTGGTATAATCATCACCAAATATCGTGCCTCCAGGTTTGACTATTGTCAAGCTGTTTTCTAGATCTCTAAGGCATCCATCAAAACTATGATCAGCATCTACATAGACCCAATCTACTTGTTGTTTAAAAACAGCAAAAAATTTGTCGCTGGAAAAACGATGTATGGTAACAGGTTGTCCCTGGAATCGTTCTATCACACTACGATAAACTCCATCATAATAGGCTTGGAAATCATTGGGGTTGCGACTACCGACCATTCGGGCATATCGATCCAGATAAGCATCATATCCACCGTGCTCATCATTGTGTTGATAGGGAATGACACTCCAGCTGTCCACGAGATGCAAGTGGCTGGCTCTTCGTAGAAATTTCACGCTGGAATCACCTCGCCATACGCCAATCTCTACTCCCACAGAACCGTTCGGGATTCGTTGCCAAGTCTCATCACTACCGATATTTTTGCCTACCATCATGCTGTTTTCTCCAAAACATAAATCATAGTCTGCACGGTATTATCAGCATTGGTGCTGGGGTAAGAATCCTGTATTCGCAGTTGGGTTTGTGCTGCGAGAATTTCCAAATCCTTGTGATTAATTTCTAGTGGATCCCATCTACGACTTTGCACATGTGGACTATATTCTAAAAATATCAAACCTGGCTTTGATAATTGTTCTCTCCAGGTTTTTAAAGCGCGCAGTGGATCCATGGCATGATCAAAACTATTGGTATAGACAATGTCAAAACTGTGGATCCATTCTGGATTGGCATCATGAAAATCCCACTGCACAGTCATCTCAAATTGCGTTGCTGTGATACTGATTTCAGTGCCTATTATTTTTGCCGAAGGAAAAAATGTTTTAAAGTATTGCTGCTCTGCGCCATTCCGGGTTCCATGACATATTATGGATAACGCTCCGGGACACCTATCAGCCACAGATTTGATACTCGATTTTGACACATAGACGTTTTGCAGTTTGGCTAAATTTGCTTCCGTCTGAGATTCAACATAATCATTGTAATTTTTGTATTGATATATTTTCATCTAGATATTTAACCCATGACTCAGCTGTAAATTTTTCAAAGCCAGGTCGAAATACTGCGGTGTGACATATTCGATTACCGCACTGTCGGTGTTGATGAAATGATCGCTCTGTTCCCATCCTTCGTATTCAACCCGTCGTAGCAAACGCTCAGCAGCATAGGGAGCGATGGCATATGCAGCAGTACCTGGCATCATGATGGGAGGATTTTCAGTCTGCCAATGACGATTGGTTATGGGTACTTGCCAGATGTTTTTGCCAGGTTCCAAAATTAATTTTTCAGCATGGCCGGTCTTGATCAGATGTTTGCGCACAGCACTCTGCTTTGAGGCTGATTCAGCGTTCAGTATCAAGACTCCATCAAATGACAAATCGTTCCAGTCTCTCACACACACGGCATCATGTTCGACAAAGGCCACGGGCTCGCCCAGTTCCAAACATCTATGCCACACACGCACGTGATTAAAAAAACAGCTTTTTTTTGTGAGATAGGTATCGTACAGTTGTTCCCGAAAATCCTCGACCCGACTGGGAGATCTGTCCTGGAACGGAAACCATGCTTCGTACAGTGGAAGGGTGCGGGGCGTTACTCCCGGCAGTAACTCTGGTTCCCAAGTCCGATACAGTTGCATGCTGGACAATACCTGCTGGGCATAATCTACACTTTCAGAGACCTGTTCTACAAACACGATAAAAGCCTTCATTGTGTGGTGCTTTCGCGTTGATCTACTATGGTGACGAAAGGATAATATTCTTCCAACCAAGGGAACAGTTGCAGACACACTGTGGCATCATTGGGCCACATACCAAGACGGTGATAGGCATTGACAAATTCTTGCGCGGCCCAGGGCTTGACAAGATAGGCGCTGTGCCCTGAAAATCCGTCAGGTACCAGGCTGCCAGCTTCCCGCTTGGCAGTGAGTGGGTGTACACCGGCAGTGTGCCTGCGCGACATGGTATCGCTGTGCCACGCACCACGATATCCAGCCCTCCTGGGATCGTTGATCTGGCATGCACCATGGAATTGTATTTCCGGCATGGCTCTCACGAATCTCGCATCATGTTCTAGGATCAAGTAATCATCATCTTGTTCAGAGCAATCCAACCACAAGAGATAATGGCTCATGGCACAGGCCATTTTACGGCGGATGTCTTGGGTGCGATAGGGAAAATGTTCTAGCCCTGTGACGGGGCATGTGGCTTTGCTGACATTGCCATTGGCCCAAGTCCATTGTAGTCCATGCAAAGACATTTCGGCTTCTACCGTTGCAGGAGTCACTGCATTGAATATTCTCACTGCGATGTCATATTGCCCTGCACTGAGTCTGCATGCCGCGCTGCTGCGCTGCGAATATTCATGATCTGGGATCGTGATGACCCAGGCTTTCACTGGTCGAGCTCCTGGATGATGTCCCGAACGTCTCGGTTGTCTATGTTGTGATCGGCCAAGAAAAAATGCACAAACCAGGCTTGATCAATCACGTCTGATTGCACAGCACCATACAGTGCATTCCATCGCCAATCCAGCGCAGCGCAGGGGATTTTTTCGTGCCGGATCCAATAATTCAACAGAGTCTGATCTGTGCTCCAGCGCCAGGCACCTTCGCCATTGACGAATCTTTCAAATTCTGATCTCTGTATAAACTGCTGCGGAGAGTCTCCCCGCAGATACTCTTTGATGCTGGATTTCATCAACATCATGCCCATGTTGAAAAATCCCGCTCCGTGTTCATTCCAAGAAAAATCTGCCTGCTCCCTCAATGGGCCATACTGGGCTTGGCTATACTTTTTTATCTTGGTCTTATGGCGGTCGTTCAGCGGCATGTCTCGCTCTACTACACCATAGAATAAAGATTCGTTGATACATTGAAAAATACAAGGGGCTTGATCTCGCACATAGATATCGCTGTCAAGCACACATACCGCATCATAGTCATCAAGGTATGCCAGGGCTGATTCTTTTTCAAAAATAGGGAGATATCCAAGTCGCAAGGCATTGTCGCTGCGATGATTCGCTTTGGGTGTGATTCTTAATATAGGCTCACGTTGAACGACGTGGTCTATGCCATGACGCTGGCAATAGGTTGCTACGCTGTCAATGCAGTGCTCATAGAGATCACGCCTAGGGCCAACTGCTACCTGATATATCAACCATGGCTTCATTGGCGTTGCATGCCTTCGAGATTCCAGGTAAAACTATTGATATGTTTGCTGGCCTTGGTGTCATGCAAAACCTGCAGAGATATAATACCTTGATCCAATAATGTGATATCTACCACATCCTTGCCAATGGCCACGTCAGCTGGCAAACATCCATGCATGCGGCTCCATGCCAATAGCCTGCGGGCTCCTGCGGGTTTCAACAAATATGCCCTGGCGCCTTCGTACCATGCGCCAGCAGGTCTGGCTGGTTTTTCATCAAAGCCCTCCATCTTTAACACATGTCGGAACTTGACACCGCTGGGAGGTGGCTGGTTGAACCGCACATCATGTTCAAAAATAGCAATGGTTTCATTGGCCTCAAGGCAATGATTCCACAGTGACCAATGGCTTAAGAAGCAACCGCGCACCCCAGCTCGCTGTTGCATCAAGGTGAGACATTTTTTGTTTAGGTCGCAGGCACGGAGATTGTATCGATTTGCCATGTCAACGATCGACACTTTGGTACCGTCAATACCAGGCCAAAAATCTAGATCCCATCCCAACTTTTGTCCACTCATCCAGGCCTTCCGTGCCATGGTCATGCTCTGTGGATAATCTAACAATGTAATAATGTATGACTTCATCGATATTTGGCGATTTCTTGTTTGAAAACTTCTAAATCTTTGCGCTTGCCCTTGGCGGTCCAGATTGCGCTGTGAGGCTGCATGCGCCAATCTATGTAGTTCATGGGCAATAACCCACGCCGGTATCTAGGCACTAATTCGTCCAGGACATTCTGATCCAAAAACCAATAGATGTTGTCAGCGGAGATTTCATGGTGTAGTCTAGTGGACATGTCTGTGATGAACTGCCGGGCCTGTGGTTTGTCGGTGTATAAAATAGCGCCTGCTAGATGCCCGGTTTTATGTATCTGACCCGTGATTTTATCTCGTTTTTCTTTTTCATACAGATAAAAATCACACCCGCCATCATCTTCGAACGTAATTTGGAATTTTGATCTCACTACACCATCAATGTCTATCTCTAAAAATCTCACTGGTGTTGTAATCAGTTCATCCAACCTCACAAATCGCATGCATGCATAGTAGGTTTTGCGTAGCCAAAGTCTTAGATCATCATTGCGAGAGAATTGCTTGAGACCCAGCATCTTGGTTTTTCTGCTACGCCAAGGATCAGGTAGATCCTCTCTGTGCCAAAGAGCAAATGCCGAATCAAACTGATCATGAGAGAGATATTCATAACTCACGCTGACCCGATCTCGGTTTTGGCAAAATTCTATCTGAGCCGGGGTTGGATCAAAAAGATGTAAGTGTATTCCAAAATCAGTGTTACGCAGCACGCTGTTAATCAGCGGTATGCCGTAAAGATCAAAATACACGCTGTCTGCCGCAGCGTAAATAAAAAATCTAGATTGATCTACGCCCCCATGTATTGCTGGTATATTCATAAGACTATTTAATCAATGCGCATTGCCTATTTCCCAAAGTATATAGCTCTCAATGCAGCACCAGTATTGGATGCTTTCCTACAGGGCTGCCGGCGACATGGTATCATGGTAGAAGAAAACAGCATGACCGCTGACGCTGCTGTGATTTGGAGCCAACTCTGGAGTGGAAGGATGATGCCTAATCGCGATGTCTGGACCGCTTATCAGTCCAGACGAGCTCCTGTTTTTGTATTAGAAGTAGGTGCGTTGAGACGCAACCATACATGGCGACTGCTGCTGAACGGTGAAAATTGCATATATCAACATGGTCACGATGATGCCAGGGGCAGATCTCTAGGCTTGCGCTGCGATCCATGGAAATCTCATGGACACGAAATAATTGTGTGCTTGCAAAGACAGGATAGTCAACAGTGGCATGGTATGCCCGACCCAAGATCCTGGGCCCAGGATATTGTGTCACAACTCGAAAAATACACCGATAGACCTATACGTATCAGATGTCATCCAAGACAGCGTATAGATTTTGGTGTATTGTCGCAATTTCCACAAGCCATACCCAACACTTATGATGATTTTGATTTTGAAAGCAGCATTGACCATGCCTGGGCAGTGGTGAATTGGAACAGCGGCCCAGGCACGCAGGCCACGATATTGGGTGTACCTGCTTTTGTTTCACCACGCAGTATCGCTGCCCCAGTGGCCAATATTGATCTATCGTTGATCGAAACGCCCGCAAGGCCCGATCGCACTCAGTGGCTCAACGATCTGGCCCACACTGAATATTTCATCGAAGAAATCCAGCAGGGCCTGGCCTGGAATTACATCAGTCATCTAGTGCCTAGACCATGAATACATCATGCGGTCCAACCATGGCAAGCAAAGTTCAGATTGTTTGAGGTATCCAAATTTTTTGATGCATGCCGTGGCAGATTCTGGCAACACTCCCCTCTCAGCTAGATTATACCACGATGTTGATCTGGGATCTAACACACCTTGGTCTCCGCGGTAAACCACTGCATGTATCCAGGGGTCTGCCACATCCTTGAACCAGAACCCTGCACCGGTGTCAAATCCCGACACTGCCAGCACATGCATGAGATTTACTATGCTCCAATGCCAGTAAACGCCGCTTTGTTGTGTGAAATCCTGTTGATTCCTGGAAATGTTCGTGGTCTGCGGAACCACGATGATCAACATGGCGTCTTTGTTCATGGCGTCATACCATTGACGCAGAGTCTGGAAAGGATTTAAAACATATTGCCATGCGTCATGACACCACAGTACATCAATTTTTTTATTCTGCGGCAGTGAGATCGGCGATTCAAAATCCTGTATTAGATAATTTATATTTGAATATCTAGGAATTTCTCTGCGCGTATCTGTGTCTACACCAAAACATTTGATATTCAACGGTCTTGGTTGATCTTCATTAGTGGTTTGGGTGGCCCACCATTCGAGATCTAATCCAGTACCACACCCCATGTCTACCAAGGTATCGATGCTTTCCATGAAGTCATTGTATTCGTGCAATAAGTCCAGCGTGCGGCGACTGTGTGCGTGACTATCAACGTGGCTGACAAAATATCCAGGATTCAAAGTGACACATCCTCCATACCGGCTGTTCGCAATTTTACAATATGGCCACTCATCCACTGCTTGCTGTCAAGGCCCTTCATCACTCCCAACCATCGATTCCTCAGTAGGGCAACTTCATTGATGATGGTTTCAAAATCAATGACTTCATCTTCACCATCCACATATTTTTCTGCGTCTCGAGCCGTGAGAGCTCGGGCATAGTTTTCTAGATATTTCTGGAAGTGTCGGCGACGGATTTTGCGCAGCTGGAGATTAAGGTAGTTCAACACTGCCTCGACTTCCTGTAGCTGATTGAATCGATGTTCTGTGATGCCAGGTAGATCTTTGATATTGCGTTCGATCAAGCCACCTATTCGACATTCACTTTTGGCTGCATCTAATTCTCGCTCATAGTGAGCGATAAAATCTGGAATGGCCGACAAGTCTGATACCACACGACTATACCACATCAATAATCCGGATCTTCGATGTCTTCTAGATAATCTTCTTCATCATCTTGATCGGAATCTGTGTCTAGATACTCAGCCAAGGCCCTACGCACTTCTGCATCACCTTTGAATGCTTCGCGTATTTCTTCGGGATCAACATCATTGTCAATCAACACTCCCACCAATGTCTCTGCAGCATCAGAACGATCTACTGTGTTGATATAACGCCGCATCTCCTCCCATACTTCACTCATAATGGTTAGATACACTATTATTCCTCCTGGATTGAGTCAGACGTACTTACCTCGGCCTTGTGATTAGCGAAATCAGCCATTACTCGATCCAAGCTGCCGTCTTCGTTGTTTTCCCAGGCCTTGCGGAACTGTTTGATGATCTCGCCATCACTGGTAGTAAACGCCAATCGGTTGCCATCTTTTTTCAAGAGACCTTTTTTCTCTGCGAGATCTACCAAGCCTGAATATGGATTCATCCCGGTCTCATACGGAATCTTGACCTGCACACCTTCAAAAGGTTTGGCATAACGTGTTTTCATGACCTTGCAGGCTGATCTGATACCCATGACTTCGGATATCTTGTTGCCGTCCTCGTCCTCTTTGAGCTTGAGCTTGCGCATGGCCACCACGATGCTGGAAGCATAGATGAAACCCTGACCTCCGGATATCTTGTCATCGGGATCAAACATGTCCTGGCTGGCATAGGTATGGTTGGTACATACCATACCCACGCCATAGGCACCAAACATGTTGACACAGTTACGAACCAGAGCAGTGAGTGATTTAGCCTTGCGGCCAAGATCGCCTTTCATGTCGCCTGACTCAAACTGGTTGACATCCGTGGGTGTGAGCAACATACCCAAGCTATCGATAACGAACAAGACCTTGGGTCGCTCGCCATCGGGCAGAGCCTTGTAGTCGGTCATGAACGTGGAGATAGTTTTGGCTACATCGTCAATCATGGCCATGCTGAGTTTCAAGAGTTTTGATTCGTCGGTGCTGACACCTAGGGCTTTGAGCCACTCTTCGTCGAGTGCGTTTTCTGTATCAATGAGCACAACAAAGATGCCTTGTTCCTGTGCATGCCGGATGATGTTGCCGGAGCAGATGTAGCTCTTGCCGGCACCGCTTTCACCAGCAAACACAGTGACTTTGCCGAGGGGGATACCTCGGCGGAAGTCTCCGGAGATGAGATAATTGAGTGCATAGTTGCCTGTGGATATCCAATCAGTGGGGTCATTGAAACCGATAGAAAGTCCATCGATACTTTTGGTGATTTCCTTGCGGAATTTAGAGACGTCAAAGGGTTTGGCCATGCTTGTTCCTTTTTGATATTAGTATTATAACGCAGATCAT